ACGCAAGGAGCGCGACAAGCCCGAGGCGCCGGCGCATGGCTAAGGCCGCGATGGATGACCGCGAGCTGCTTTCGCTGGTCAACGCCCATGAGAAGGCGGCGATTGGCTCAAGCAACGGCGCGGCCAATGTCGCCACAAGCGGCACCACGACGCAGTACGGCTCTATCGACGTGGAGCGCGCGCAGGCGCTGGACTACTACCACGGCCGCCCCTTGGGTAATGAGGTCGTGGGCCGCTCGCAGGTGGTCAGCCAGGAGGTGCGCGATACCGTCGAATGGATCAAGCCGCAGCTGATGCGCATGTTCGTCGGCTCGAAGGAGATGGTGCGCTTCGACCCGGAAGGCCCGGATGACGAGGCCGAGGCGCAGCAGGCGACGGACGTTGTCGATTACCTGCTGATGCGCCGCAACCCCGGCGTGCTGATCCTGCACGACTTTTTTACCGACGCGCTGCTGCTAAAGAACGGCTACGTCAAGGTCTGGTTCGAGGAAGTCGAGCGCGACCGGTACGAAACCTACACCGGCCTTGACGAATCCACGCTCGCCTACGTGGTGCAGCAGATCGAAATGTCTGGCGACAAGGCCGACATTGCGGCCAAGCGCGAAGTGCAGGGCATGCAGCCTGGGCCTGACGGGCAGATGGTGCCTGTCGTCACCTATGACGTGCGCATTCGCCGCACCAGTAAGACCAACGAATACCGCGTCGAGTGCATCCCCACCGAGGACATGCGTGTCTCGCCGCTGACCACGCACGACCTGCAGGATTCACCCTTCGTTGGCCATGTGGTGCGCAAGACGCGCAGCGAGTGGAAGGAGCTTGGCTACGACGTTGCCAGCGAGCCGGCCGACAAGACGGCGCGTATCGACATCCAGTCGATTGCCCGCTCTGATTCGGTGGATGAGCTGGGCACCGACGACCCCGGGTCGGACACCTCGATGGAGATTATCGAGGGTCTCGAATGCTACATGCGCGTGGACTACGACGGCGACGGCATTGCCGAGCTGCGCAAGATCCTCAAGGCGCCCGGCAAGATCGTCGAGAACGAGCCCATCGAGGAAGTTCCTATCGCGCATTGCGTGCCGATCCGCATGCCGCACCGGCATATCGGCATCAGCATCTTCGACCTGCTCAAGGACGTGCAGGACATCAAGACCACGCTGATCCGTCAGACGTTGGACAACGCCTACGCGATCAACAACGGCCGCCTTGTCGTCAATCAGGAAACGGTGAACCTGGAAGACCTGAGCGTCTCGCGGCCGGGCGGCTTTATCCGCACCACGGGCAACGCGGCGGCCGATGTCGCGGCGCTCCCTACCCCGTCCATGGTGGGCGAGCTGCTCCCGGTCATCGACTACATGGACACCATGAAGGCGCAGCGCACGGGCATTAGTGCCACGACGCAGGGGCTTGATCCCGACACGCTGCAAATGACCACGGCCAAGGCGTACACCAACGCCATGACGGCGGCGACGGCCAAGGTCGAGCTGATGGCCCGCATCATGGCCGAAGGCGTCAAGCAGATCGCTCTGCTCTTGCATGGGCTGATCGTCCGGCACCAGGACAAGCCGATGACGGTGAAGCTGCGCAACCAGTGGGTTCAGGTGGACCCGTCGAGCTGGCGCCGCCGCTATGCCGTGAGCGTCAACGTGGGCCTGGGTACCGGCTCGCAGGATGAGAAGCGCGGCAACCTGATGATGATGGGCCAGGTGCAGCAGGCGGCCGCCCAGGCAGGCATCGTGCTACCGGAGAACGTCTACAACCTCGCCGCCGAGATGGCGCAGGTATTGGGCTTCAGTACGCCGGGCAAGTTCTTCACCGACCCCGCGTCCCCGCAGTTTCAGCAGATGCAGGCGCAGAAACAGCAGCAAGGCCCCGACCCCAAGGTGCAGGCCGCGCAAATCACCGCGCAGGCCAACGTGCAGCGGGCTCAGATCCAGGCGCAAGGCGACCTGCAGCAGATCCAGGCGCAGCAGCAGATGCATACGCAGGAACTGATGATGAAGGCGCAGATCGAGAAGCAGCGCGCCGATGCCGCCTTCGCGAAGGTGCAGGCCGAGAACAGCGCCCACGCCATGGCGAGCTACATGCAGGCCAAGCAGAAACACGACCAGGCCGTCATGGACCTGATCGCCTCGATGAGCACGAACGAATCCAACGAGCGCCAGGGCTTCATCAAGGCCATGGCCGCCACTTCGCAGCAGGTTCCGCATGAACAGTGACGAGGCGATCCGCCGTGCCGACTTTGCGCGGCAGGTAACGGACAACCCGGTGTTCCGCGAGGCGCTGGATGCGCTGGACGAAAGCCTTCGGCGTCAGCGGTTGGCCGTGAAGCCCACGGACACCGAAGGCCATACCAAGTTGATCTTGGCCGAACAGATCCTCGGCCAGTTCCGCGCTTACCTCAAGCGCGCCATTGACGACGGGCAGGTAGCGCAGATGGAGCTTGTGCGCAAACCGATCCTTGACCGCGTGTTCGCACGCTAACCCCACGAGAGAACCCCATGACCAACGAAACCACCCAGGAGCTGGGCGTTTCCCAAGAGCTTGACGAGAACGCGCTGGCGTCGGCTTTTGAGAATGCGCCCTTTGAGGGCGAAGCAGCGCCGGCCGATGCGGCTGCCGAGTCGCAAGAGGCCAACACGACCGAGAACGAAACACCCGAATCTGCCGATCCGGATGAGTCCAACGCAAGCAGCATCGAGTATCTGGACCAGTTTGCCAAAGAGTCCGGCGTCGAGCTGAGCGAGCTGCTCGGCTTGAAGGTCAAGCTCAAGGTGGATGGCGAAGAGAAAGACGCGACGCTTCAGGACCTCATCAAGATCAACCAGCTGGAGGGGCACGTCAATCGGAAAAGTATCGAGCTTTCGGAGAAGCAAAAGGCGTTTGAGTCCGAGCAGGCGACCCTGCGGAACGAGTGGCAGCAGAAGATTCAGATGGCGGGCTCCGTCATCGACAATCAAGAGCAGCAACTCGCCCAGCAGTACCGCTCCATCGACTGGAACGGCCTATACCAGGCAGACCCCGCGCAGTACAGCGCCCTGCAGCTGCGGTTTCAGCAAGCCCATGGCGAGCTTCAGCAGCAGAAGCAGGCGCTCACGCAGCACTACAAGCAGAACATCGCGCAGATGCGCGACACCCTTCGTCCCAAGGCTATCGAGACGATTCGTTCGCAGAACCCCGACTTGGCCGATGACGTGAGCTACGGCAACGCGCTCGCGGAAATCAAGGGATATCTCAAGTCGATTGGTGCGGACGACAAGAACTTCGACGCCGTGGAGATGGACCCGGTGGTGTTCAAGGTAGCGCGTGACGCGGCCCGCTATCAGCAAATCGCATCGAAGAAGCCGGACATCAGCGCCAAATTGAAGGCCGCGCCGACGATGCAGAAACCCTCTCCGAAGGAAACCCTCGGCACCCAAGCCGCACGGCTCAAGGGCCTGCGTGAGCGCGCCTTCAAGGGCGATAGCGACGCACAGGCCGCTTTCCTCGAATCCCTCTGACGTAAAGGAATCCTCCCATGGCTGTCCCGAGTAATACCTTCCAGTCCGTCTCCGTCGTCGGTAATCGCGAAGACCTGGCGAACATGGTCTTCAACGTGGACCCGGACGTGACGGTCCTGCAAACCGCCCTGAAAAAGGGCAAGGCCACCAACACCTACCACGAGTGGCTGACTGACTCGTTCGCTGCCCCCAACGCCACCAACGCGCACATCCAGGGCGACGACGCCTCAGCCGACGCGCTGACCGCCGCTAGCCGACTGGGCAACTACACCCAGATCAGCGCGCATACCGCCCAGGTCGCCGGCACCAACTCGGCCGTCAACTCGGCCGGCACGGTGGGCAAGATGGGCTATCAGCTGCTCAAGAAGGTCAAGGAGCTGAAGCGCGACGTGGAAGCGTCGGTCTTCGACAACCATGCCCGAGTGGCGCCGACCACGAGTGTGGCGGGCGTGTCGGCGGGCCTCCCGGCGTGGCTGAAGTCCAACACCAGCTTCGGCGCGACGGGCGCCAACCCGACCGGCGATGGCACCAACACCCGCACGGCGGGCACCGCGCGAGCCCTCACCGAGGCGATGCTGCAGGGCGTGCTGCTCTCGGCCTTCCAGGCGACCGGCCAGATCCCCAAGCTGGCCTTCGCCTACCCGAAGCAGAAGCAGCAGATCTCGGCGTTCCAAGGCAACGGAACCCGCTTCGTGGAGCTGCAGGGCAAGAAGCTCAACACCGCGTTCGACATCTACGTGTCGGACTTCGGCGAAGTGACCATCGTGCCGTCGATCTTCCAGGCGGCCGGCACCATCACGCTGATCCATCCGGACTACGTGAAGCTCGCCTACCTGCGGCCGTTCCAGAAGACGCCGCTGGCGAAGAACGGCGACAGCGAAAAGGTGCAGATCCTGCAGGAGTGGACGCTGGAAATGTCCAACGAGAAGGCCCACGCGGCCGTCTACGACCTGAGCTAATCCATCCACTCATCGGTGGTCTTCAAGGGCGTCCTTCGGGGCGCCCTTTTCTTTTGGAGTGAACCATGGATTTTGACGATTTCAGCCACTTGCAGGCGGGCACCGGCAAGAACGTCGCCATCGGTGCGGCGTCGGTCCAGTCGGCGGCCGTTGGCCCGCAAACCTACGCTATCCGCGTGGTGGCGACCGGCGCGTGTCACATCGAAACCGGCCCGAATCCCACGGCCACGGCTTCCTCCGCGCTCATTGCGGCCAATGTGGCGGGTGAGTACTTCAAGGTCAGCCCCGGCGACAAGGTAGCGGTCATCCAGGATGGCGCGTCCACGGGCAACCTCAACATTGTCGAGGTCTCGAAGTGAACCGCTCGATGACGGAGCGGTATCGCTTCGACCCGGACGGCAACCTCATCATCAAGCGCGAGACGGTTCTCGATGACCACCTCGACGCATGCCATGCGCTGCGCCAGAACGGCAATGAGACGGGCAAGTTCCGCAAGGGATTCATGCACCACGTCGCGTCCATCCCGCCGATTCTGTACCTGGAGCTGCTGAAGGAGGGGATCGACCTCTTCAACCTCAACGAGGACACGAAAAAGCGCCTGTTCCAGAAGCTCAATCTGGAAATGCCCAAGCTCAAGACCGTCAACGCGAGGCTGTAAGTCGTGATTACCGACTACGCCAGCCTGCAGAGCGCGATCACGGACTATCTGGACCGCGCCGACCTGTCTTCCGTCGTCACGACGTTCATCGCCATGGGCGAATCGCGCATCTACCGCGACCTGCGCGTGCGCGATATGGAGAAAACGGCGTCCGCGACGATCACGAACGCTAGTTTCGCGGTGCCGAGTGACTATGTGGAGGCCAAGAACCTCTACGTCACCGATTCGACGGGCAATTACCTGTACGAGTTGGAGCGCGTGGCGCCGTTCTGGCTTCGGTCCACCTATCAGCAACAGTCAGGGCAGGGGACGCCAAGCTTTTACGCCCGCGAAGGCAGCAATTTCGTCGTCGGGCCGTACCCATCCGGCACCTATCCGGTCACGCTGCTCTATTACGCCCGCTTGCCGTCGCTGAGCGGCACCAATACCACCAACTGGCTGACCAGCAACAACCCGGACCTGATCTTTGCCGCTGCGATGCTCGAAGCGGGCACGTACCAGCAGGATGACCAGGCGGTCGGGTATTGGGAGACGCGCTATCAGCAGATTGCGCAGGCGGTGGCCCTTGCGGACAAGCGCGAGCGCATGAGCGGAAGCCCTGGCGTGATGAGGCCGGCCTGATGCAGCCCTTGGTGGTGCAGTTCGGCGAATGGTCACCGGACGATGACCGCAA